CGAGGGTTTCCTGTCCCTATGTTGTCCCCAATTTGTTACCGACCTAGTTGCATCTGCTGCTATATATATCCTTAAATCTGACACAAACTTAAAAGATTCAAACTCTACCCCATTAGGTAGATTATCCTGCACAGGAATAGTAAACGTGTCATCATCTATCACTGTAACCTGTGAGAATCCAAGATATAGTTCTCTTGTCTCTATAAAGTTACCTAACGCCCCTGAAACATCTGCATCACTAGATATGATGAAATCATCTTCGTTAGCACTTATAATAGTAAACTCGCCGTTATAGTTACTATCATCAAAGTCTTGTAAAGTTGCTTTATTATATCCTCCGTTATCCTCAATCCCGCTAGTTCTATCATGGTCGGTATCTAAAGTAACGGTAGCTTTACCGGTTAAAGAGTTGAACGATACTGATAATACAGGGATGGTTACATTGGCCTCTGACCCTACTATAAGGTCGCCTGACGATAAACCGTGAGCCTCTGACGTGATATTAACCGCACCTCCAGAAACTACAGCTACACCTGTCTTGTTGGTACCGTACTCCTCGGTATATCGAGGAAGGTTAGCCATAAGTTGTAGCTTAACATCTTCAGGGGTTATACTCATAAGTTTTTACCTAGCTGTCTCTGTACTCCAAGCAATATAGCTTGTTTAACTTCTCGTGCTTTACTTAATGCTCCAGGCTTCAAGTGAGGTCTTGGTAATATTCTAGTACCATCTTTCGTCCCAAACTCCATCACACCGCCATGGGGAGCCTTACTAGCAAGATCACCTATAGTTAGTCGCGTTGAACCCTTCACTCTCGACGATACTGAAGCAGCTAACGCTCCGGTTAAATTTGCCGGTGCTTCACCTGGTGCTGATGCTTGATGCGGTTTACCTCTAATAGTATAAACCCTACCGGTCTTAGGAGGGCTTGTGATAAGCCTTTTTACCTCTTTCCGTATCTCAGGACCGACTTCCACTAAGCCTCTTCTTACACCTTCTTTATTATTTATCATGGATTTATTTATAACCATGAAAGCTGTATTTTTTCTGATAAGTACAGGCATTATATTGTGCCAAACCCATGTCCAGGGTGGGCACTACCTATTAAAAACGGGTCTGACCTGCCTACATCGAAAACCCTCGGAGACCCTGCACTATTATTTGCTGGTTCGATTAGTTGACCGAGACCTATCTCAATATTATTTATTAGACATTCCTGAAACTGGGATAAAAATCTGCTATCACGAGTTATAGGGACATCCTTAAATGTGTTTTGGATAGCGTGAGCTGTTTCAATGAACATTGTGGGGAGAATGCACAGGAGTTTGCTGAGAACTTGATAAAAATCTGTATTATCAGCTATTACCCTGAGATTATCTTCAGCTGTAATCGGGTTCTCTACAGTAGAGATTGCTTTAATCTCAAGTGCTCGCTCTAAAGTGAGCCTTCTATAGAACTCTTGCCTTGAATCAGCTATAGCTTGGTCTATAATAGTTAGAGTATCCGTGTCTGAGGTCTCTGTCATCCTCAGCCTACTTATTAGAAGATCCTTATCTATATATAAAGGCTCTATAGCCATGGTGTGCTTTCATATTATTTACTTTATAAACTGAGACGAGAGCTTTTCTATAAGTAACTTTTTGCTGCTGATCTGTTCGAGAGGAATATTATACTCTTGGCACTGTGTACGATAAATACTATTTAGTTGTTCGTACTTCATACCCTTAATCTTCTCAGGGTCTGCTACCCAGATCTGCTGTATTGTAGACTTAGGCTTATCAGGAGTATCTGGAGTTGAGTCAGCCGTAGCATCCTCGATCTCCGACAAAACTTCTTGAGCAGCTTTTTCTTCTTCCAAGTCTGTCGTAGCCTTTTCCACCTTATCAGCTGCTTTCTCGGCGGATTTAATGGCCTGAGTCTTTTTATCCTCTTTAGCCTTAACTGCCGCCGCTCTTGCATTTCTCTCCTTATCCTCAGGAGATAGTTTAGGGGGATTTAGGGCTGCTGCTGGCACTGTATTTGCAATACTTGCCAAAAGTTTACCTTTAGACCCTCCCATAACATTTACAGGGGTGGCAGAGTTGGCCTCGTAGATACGGTTCTTACTCTTAAGTGTTTCAAAAGTGTGTAGGACCATGCGTTCTTTAATGAACGGCGTCCCTGCCGGTATCATTCTTCTATACCTATCATTAACATTGGTTAGGCATATATACTTAACATCGTCTGCCATAATACTCTCCAGGATAAACTCTCTTTTATATTTCACTTTAACATAAGAGCCGCTTTGTTTAAGCGACTTCTTGACTAACTTGCCAGTCAGAACGGAACAACCAAGGCAAAGGCCTGGTCTTTAGGATACCGGTGTATGTGTCTACCAGCTCTGTAGGAGGTATCGATGCCATATAACGACTAACATTAGCTTCACCTGCCATGATAGCCTTAAGGCTAGGGATGAGGCCGTAGAACATAGTTCGCATACTCTGCGAAATCTGTCCGGTAGAGAAGTATTCGATATAATCATCTCTGATATACCCTACTTCTGTAGTTGCATCAACATAATCTTCAGCACTTGGGTCAGGAAGGTATGTTCCAAGATACTCAAAGAAGTCCACATCAGCAAACCTGCCTAAGAATATCATGCCACTATCCTGAATCCTCTGTCGAAGATCTCCTCTACCTGAATCAACACCTGATGTCGTTAGGAGTGATGTCATAAGGGTGTTTGTTTCCATCAACGCCCTTAGAGCAGCAGCAGCATCTTTACCACAGATAGCTACGTCTGGCATAGGTCCACGAGCTGCAGCAATAATACGCTTAGCGTCCCCTATATCTTCAAGAGGTGTAGCAGATCCTCCAGTCCACAGGTTAGTTACAGTGTAGGTATTAGCTGCCGGTTTACCTGTATTGATAGTGAAGCTTGCCAAACCGTCTTCTGTATAGGCTACCTGGCCTCTGAGGATCTGAGCCGCCATCCACTCTTCACGGTTATCTGCTAGAGTGTTCATTGTTTGAGCATCTTTAGTAATCGCCTTCTGGATAGCTTCTGCTATCTGACTCTTACCGTTAGCCATAAAGACATTTCCACCTACCATACGTTGTGCAAGACGGGTAGAATATGTCAGAGGCCGCTTCATGCTGATATACGGAGTCTCTACAACGTACTCTGTCCCATTAAGGACATCAACGTAGCGAGGTTCACCACCAACAATTACAAACGGGGCCATGCCAAGCTTCCCTTTTTCAACATCGATCTGAGCGTACTCTTCCATCAGATTATCGTGCGTAGATGCCGGGAACAAAAGAGGGGCAAGTGCCGTGTATCTCTTGATCTCAGTGTTTACGATACGGTTCATTGTCCGTCTATTTGTCAATGCGTTAATAGGTGCAGGTGCAGGCATTTTATATCTCCAGCAAAATTATATTATATTTTGATTTAATATCTAGGTTTAATTATTTACTTTTAGTGAACTGCGGTAAGGCCTTGGACTGCTATACCGTCAGGCATAAGGTCTGCCCTCATAGCTGTTTGAAGAGCCGTGAGACTTGCAGCAGCGATAAGGTCTGCTACATCCTGATAATGGATGTCACCTTTAGTCATAATGGTTGCAATGGCGTCATTAGTTGTGGTGAACGCAACCGCAGTCTCTGTTGTGCCACCTGATACAGCAGCTACAGGGTAAGAGAAGGTAGTAGGTGACAAGATAGTGATGGTAGCTGTGATGTTAAGTTTGGCTTCCGTAGCTCCAGACATAGTGGCTGAGTATGTATCACCTACGACGAAACCGTGAGGTGCTACGGTTGTTATCGTACAGAGGTCGGTGTCGGTGGATAGGACTACAGCCGAACCTGATCCTGCTGTTACACCTGACTGAGCTGGTTCTGGGTTTACAAACCCTCGGATACGGTCAGCACCTGCCGTTGCTGTACCTACTGTGGTAGTAGCCGAGGACGCTGTATCTCCTGTAAGATCTGTAACTGTTCCCACCACTGTAGGTAGGACCTCTACTTCAGGCTGACCATCAAATGTTAAGGTATACGTGTCATCAGCTGCGGTAGTTTGAGATAGTACACATGTTATATCGTAACCCATCCCCTTCAAAGCAGCTACCACTTCAGCAGCAGTTGCATCAAAAGCAATATCAACTTCTACAGCATTACTGTTTACTGTAATACCCCATGTACCTCCAGTAGCCGCTGTAGTTCCAAGATATATAACCAACTCTGTAGGATCTGGAGCTACCCACGGTGTATGCTTAGATGTTACCTTATTGAAGCCGATAGGGTAAGCTACATCCAAGGCAAGTGCTGCACCGGCTGAGCCGATAGTGACTATCTGATTGTGTCGGCTTGTCAAACGCTTATTGTTTTTGATGAGCGTATTTTCAGCACCATTGGTTGGGATGTTATTCATAGCTAAAGTCATTTTAAATCTCCATAAAATAGAGGTAAGTTCTTATATTATCTACACTTAAGTTGTGTATACTACTTATTCTTAACTTTTTCGGCTTCGTCTAGGGTTTTATTTATCAACTCACTAACGCCGCCGTCGTTATCATCTTCATCAAGATTCTTCTGAATCTCGTCAGTATCCTGGTTAGTTGTAAATACCGAAGCGTAAACATCTTGAGTCTGCTTTTGCATAGTCTTATCAAGATCTTTACTATTTGAGATTTCCTTCTTCAGAGTCTCAAAATTAAATACGGCTCTGGAGTCAGATGAGTCTACCTCTTTAGAAAGCTCATAAATCTCCAAACATTTACGGTGATTCACGAGGTCTTCGTCCGTGGGTGAAGCCTTCAATACTGGTTCCGGATAACCAAGACCGAGCTTTGGAGTATCTTTTTGCTCTTTTTTAAGCTTTTCAGCAGCAGCTTCTTCGGCCTTTTTATTTACATCAGCCATAGTTTTAACAACTGTTTCTGATACCTGTGCAAGATCTTCTTTAGTAAGGGCCATGTCATTCTCCGTATTTTTCTGTTTTTTAATTACTTTTTTAGGGTCCCCGAAAAGGTCTTTCAGGATTTTAATAAGTTTTGAATCTGTATCATCCTTCTTGTGGGCAGCGCCTCCCATGGAAACACCGCTCCACTCTCCAGATCGATATGATTCTCTTAGTTCTTCATCGTCAACCTTAAGAACTACACCCCATCCACCTGTAACCTCTGCCTGATTACCATCATAATCCTCGATATCTGCAAATCTGGGGTCATCTTTCTGGATAATAAACGATTCTGCAACATATACTGCATCTTTGCTCACTACTTCCTCATTATGCCTGATATCTATACCGGCACCGTTTTTCTGGAAATCATGAGCAAATTCTTTGATTACAGCGGCTGATGCTATGTCACCTTGTGTGTCTACTCTTTCAGGAACATAAACAGCGGCTATGATCTCTCCCTGCTCATTCATATCCTTGCAGATAGTAGAGAGTTCTACGTTCTGGTTCCCACCTTCGGCTTTATAAATAGTGCTAAGATAGTTTGCACCTTTTGGGCACAACGATATAAAGTCTATCTTTGCTTTCACTATTCTTTTTACTTTTTTATCTTTCGCCATAGTAATATTGTATATGTATTAGATTTAATTGCAAGAGAAAAATTGAAAATTTATAAAAATTTATTTTTAACCTCCTGTAGCAATCCTGAGGGATATCGTTGCATGATCGTAAAAAGCCATTATTAGACCGTCTGCCCTGTCTGGTGATTTACCTATCGTACCGTTTTCCGTATCCTCGTTATTTTTAGCATACTCGTCCTTGGACTCTATCTTAATCAAACCCTTAGGGGTTACTATATATCGCCTGGTAATTAACTGGTCCCTTAATTTCTTGTCTAGAACCTCTCCAAGGTATACCCACTGCTTTCTTACAAGTTTAGCAAACTCGCACCAAGCCTCTGATATCTTATCATGGTATTTGTCGCTATTAAATGCTGTATTTTGTGAGTAAAACTCATGCACCTGCCTCCCCATCCTACGTGCGTCTCCTATTGCCCCCACAGCAACCTCCCCCATTCCTGATGTATCTACAACAAAAACTACCTCTTTATTATTCCAGCCTAACTGATCTTGCATAACTATAGCCTTATCTATAGCATTATTCGGATCTGTCTTTTCAGCCCACATCTCCAGCAATAGCCCTCCATCCCTAGCCACATCTACACACTCATCTCCTCCGTAACGTGCCAAGTCCATACCTATCTGCTTCTTACGGTCAGGGTTAAGATATGTAGCATTAGTTCTTGCCTGAATACCGCAGCACATATTAAGGTGTTCCTCAGATATCAAGCAGTTAGGATCTATATTCGGGAACTCCCCAAGAACAGATATGCGGTATATGTCACTATTTTTACCGAACTCCTCTGCGATCTCCTCGTTTCTGCGGCGTGAGAAGTATTCAGTCTCTTCGGTTTCCTCGGTATTCCAGTGCAAGCATTTCCACCTGCTTTTTTCTTTATGGAAACTATCGAAGAACGTACATAGGCGTGTGTTAGGGTTTCCTATCCTTACATGGAGCCATGTCCCCTTGGCGTTGGATAGTGTCTCCTTAATAGCGTTTGAAATATCAGCCTTTACACCTGATGCCTCTTCCTCTAAAAAAGCTATATAAAGGTTATGGAGTCCTTGGAATGCCTCTTTAGTTACGGCGGTAATTAACTGGCATCCCCACTCTTCAGGTTTAGCTCCTAAAATCCCGTAACCCTTACCAGTGAAATTAAAAAGGTCCCCTATACGAGGATCGGCTGAGCTGCTGTAGATCGTTGATTTAGCCTCAGCAAGCCACACACCTTTGCACTGCCTGAACGTAGGGGCTGTGACAATTAACTGGCTATCTGGGTGTGTTAGGCTCCAGTGGGTAAATACTACGGATGTTACTTTAGTTTTACCAGGTCCTTTTCCGGCCCTGCAAGCTATACGAGGGTTGCCGCCGTTATTTTCTGCCTCATCATAGGCCACCATGAGTTCTCGTTGCTGGTGGTTAGGTATAAAGCCTAAAGCATCTGCATAGCGAAAAATACCTCCAAGGCCACAAAAGGATAAAGCGTATACAGTTAGCGGGTCTCCTTGTGATTTCTCTCGCATTGAGGTTGTGAAGCTGCCGAAAACCTCATTATCTTTGGGTAATAAAGATGATATAGGTTTCGCCTCAGGATACGTTATATATACATCTAAATTATCTTCGTAGCCTGAGGATATGCCTGAAGTAGGGTTTGCTTCTAGGGTAGCTACCATCTTACCACCAATTCTGCATTTTACCTACAGCAAAGATTATGCACAAGCTAGAGATTATAGATGGGATCGATAGCAATACTGTTTGAGATACAAATCCTTCAAAAGCAACAGGCCCTACTTTGATTTTCATGGGCCTTTTCTTAGGGGGTGCCCCTTTAAGGTCCTTACGGAGTTTATCACAATCAGGTATAGTTACGAAGTCGGCCTCGTATAAAGGGGTTATCATCTTCACAATAAGGCCTATAGCTTGTCCTTGCACCGCTGCATCTCCTGCGGAGCCGTTTTTCAGCTTAGCTGCTAAAGTGTTAGCCTCACCTATAACTATCTGTTTAGCGTGATTATTACCGTTCGCCATGGTGCTCTCTCCGTATCTGTATCTATATATATATATATATATATATATTTATTTAAAGGTAGGGTTATGTGCCTACCTATGTATGTTTTAAACTACTTATCGTACACACTACCGCCAGTAGTTGACACTTTGCCTGAGCTGCTATTCTTTATCGGCGTATCCGGGTCATCTAGTATAACACCCGCTATGTCCTCTTCTGTCATAGGCTCTTCACCTCCCACAGTTGATACGTCTACACCGCCGCCCGGAATATCGCCGTAAGTGAATACACTCGCTTGAACGGTAATATCATCGCTAACGTCATCCGACAGAGTAATACGTAAATCGTCGGTCGTGTTTTGGATACTAAAATCTAAATCGAAAGAGACAATACCTTCGTCTTTAAGAGGCAGAGTTTTAGTTATGACTGGATAGTAAAATTTAACGATAGCCCCCTCAAACAGGTACGGTGAGAAGGTCAGTGTGTGCTCCCCTCCAGGAGTAGTAGATAGACCTTCTATCTTAACTATAACAGTCAATTTCACTGCCTCGAAACTTTCCATATCGAGCAGTGTTCCAACTTCTTTCATTAAAAGATCTAGATCTAATTTAAGATCCTGAGGAGTAGTGAAATTAGCCGTTAAATTATTTCCTGGATTACCTATAATTTTCATGTTTTTCTCCCTATTGCACTTTGAAAGGGGGTTAATATTTCAAGGTCGGCGTAAGCCGTTCTTTTTATTCTATAGTCAACCAAATCGACTTCTTCTTGAAAGGCAACTTGTACGTCATTGACGGTGATACCGCTGCCCGAGATTTCCGTATAATACGAGGTTTCCTCAACTCGAACCAAATTATCGTTCGCCAGCGGCAAATCGTGTTTCGTTCGCTTCACCGTTTGCGGAGCAACTTTACTCTCTAGTACCGAATTAAGTCCAAAGACAGAATAATATTCACCATCAGGTATCGGATAGGCGTCCTCCGGTGTCGTTGGCTTCGTTAAGCTAAATAGCCAATCAAGCGGAGTAACGTACCCTGCTTGCGTGGTGGTCAACGACTGAATTTCCGTATCTGCTGGATTAAAGAAGTTTGTTGTGTCGAACAAGTCTGTGAACACTACCTCGTCATGTGCAGTAGCCGCTTTGCTTATTCGGTACGCTATGAATGATACGCCTTTTTCTGAGGCCATATCGGAATACGATTCATATAACCCAAGTAAGCTATCCCACATGCCGTCATTAACGCCCGCAGTCATAATAGCTGGAATATGATACGCATTCTCTGCTCGCCTTTTAAGTCTCTTGGCATAGTCTCGATCATAATCTGGACTTGACTCTTGATAATGATCGACGCTCGGAGTACCGATTGGCCATCCACCGCATATCCAAACACCAGCAAGTTTATCTCGCATAAGGTAGGTAGAATGTATTGTCGCTCCTCCACCTAAGGAAAAGCCTGCCATATAGACTTTATCCGCATTGATGTTTCCCGCTGCAAAAGCCGGTAAACCACCTTTAAGATCGGTCACGTCTGAATCGGCATAAAAAACAATTGTACCATCGATCAACTTTTCTACCAAATCATTTAACGCTCTGGGAGTATCGAATTCTCCACCGAAGGTTGATAACTTAGTCTCTATTCGCGGTGAATCGATGTTGTTATATATATCTCCATTCGGTGCTAGAGAAGTCATTTGGGGAATAAGGACAAAAGCCTCGTATGCTTCTGTATTATAAGGACTACCCGGTACGTCAGGATCGTATTGCAATATCCACGTATCCGGGTCGAGATGCCCAACGTTGTTACGCGAATCGACTCCGCTATTGGATGCATTGAACAATTGACCATAACCGGTTACACCAATCGCAACGACACCGCCACTTACCATAATGAATAGCGGATAAGCCTTTTCCGAATCATAGTTATTCGGCCACTGGAGTCGGTATGGCAAGAGGCTCTGCTCTCCTGTTATTCCCCATGTCCAAGGATGCCAACAACCAACAAATTCTTTTACATCTGCAACTGGTCCATAATCTGCCATCTTACACCTTATATATTATCAAAAGATACCATAATCCCGTTATGTATATAGCAGGCTCTGCTCCCTGTTAGCAATGTATCAGTACTTGCTGGCGTAGCTCCTGCTCTTTCGTAAACCAAAACATCATACCACCCATTTTTTAGATCACTTCCATCTAAAAGGGTAGGAATAACGTAAAGCCACCCGCCCCATGTAGCTGTCTCATCGACCATCAATGTCTCACTATCGGCCCATACACTCGATGCTTTAGCCACCATCTTTTTCAAAGTAGAGTCATATATTGTGCCGTTTACTCTATCACAAACCTTGATATATGGTGTTGTAACTTCTCCGACTATTGCGAAATTATGTGTCTCACCGTTTATCAGTGTAACAGTACCGTCGTAGAGCTGAACATCATTACTGATTGCTTTACCTGCTACAGCATCCTCTGTTACCGGGGCACTTACAAATACCCAAACACAGAACATGAGCACTGCCAAAATAATCAAATTTCCAAAATTTTTCATAATTTCTTCCTTAATTCAATCTATTATATGTTTTTACCTATACCTTGTCAACTAGTTTTAAAAACTCCCCCTATAGGTCCTAAAATATTCCCTACACTTTGCAATATTTTACCTATTGGACCTAAAATAAGCCCTACCAATCCTTCAGATGGTGCAGGGTACCCAGTTCCTGCGTAAAGGCCTATAGAGTGGGGTCTGTCTGGAGCATCTATAGTATTATCGCTTACAGGGTAGTAAGTTAAAAATACTAAACCGCACCCTAGTGTAGACCGCCTTTTACTTTCTGTATCTATAGCCATTATGTGTACTTCTCTTTAGTAAACACTCCACCGGAGTCTGTCATATTTGCAGTACCTATTACAGTATTATCCCGCTTGGCTATGCTTTGCAGCCCTGCACCTGTGTTGGATACCTGCTCATTTACCAAAGCCATAAACAATGTTGTTAGAGCCTCTATCATAGTTCCAGATACTCCAGGGATAGCTGAAAGCTCTGTCATCTGTTGTGACCAGACTTCCGCCATGATTGCCGCTAAAGCAGTAGCGTTAAGTGTTTTAGAATTTGTTTCACTTGGCACTTCTGCCAGCACCGCCGCTGTCGCCAAGCCTGACTGTGTTTCTGCGATAGAGTGTGTTATATTTGGCAACATTGCATAGATACTTGTAGCATCTGGCGTTATTGCCCAGTCATGTTCTACAGTAGCTATCTGTGTTAATCCTACGTACCCTGTAACAGATCCTGATTGATCTGCTCCTGCACCCGCTACAATAAATATTGTCTGGCCGACATAGACATCATCTGTAGTTTCTGCCAAAGTGTTGAGCTGTAAAGTGTTTGTACCTCCACCAGCACCTTGGGCCTTACCTTCATTTACATGGGTACCACCAGAATTAGCCGTCAAAATGTATTTTGAAGTAGCGTCAGGTATTTGACCTGTTACCCAGTCACGGTTAATATAGCATGTCTTAGTCACCCCATTATATTCAAATACCTGTCTTGATTGCCCTGCACCTTTACCTTCATATATCCAAAGGACACTTGGATCATATATCCTAGACGTAGAACTAGCGTCACCATCGAGGACTAATGTTGTGGAGGTGTTACCTCCAGGTGATGTTCCATCTAACAATACTTGTACGGTTAATTGTCTTAAACGTCTGCCAGCAGAGTTTGCTACATTGTGTGAAGATCCTGTTAGTGTTTCATCCCAAACATCGTCTGGGATATTTTCTCGGCTTACCGTATAGTCGTTTAATGTACCTGCACTCGTATTATTTACGATATTTCCAGCGACACCGTAAAGGTTAAACGTTGCTGTAGTTGTACCATTAAGCGTCACAGGCCCAGTAGTACCTACGAACTGAATCGTTTCTGCCGCAGATGCGGTTATTGTGACTGACCTTGTTATCCCTCGTATTTCAACATCAGCTCCTCCAGTAGTTATCGTTGTCCCACCACCGGTCAATACTTCATGGGACAATGTGCAATCATCGTCTAGTACGTATGTTGCACCGCCCGCCCATCTCCGCACATTGATACCTACAGTATCACCTACACCATCGAAATTAAGTGTTGGTGATCCTGACCCAGGTACCAAAGAGAAACTATCAATAAATGCGTACTGACCGGTACTTCCAGCCGTAAATTCTAATCCGCCCACACCGAAACCACACGTTTGGCAACCGCAAGGCGGTAAGGTAACTGTACCGAATCTACATTCTTTAAACTTAGGGTTGACAGATGTAGCTGTACCTGTACCAGATACAATAGCACCCTCAATATACGCCCCATTTATAGCCTCATCACTTAAATCAAGCGTCCAACCAAAACCGAGCATGGTAAAGTTATCTGACGTACCTGTTAGTTCTATTGCAGATCCATTGACAATACGGAAGCGTTCAATACCCAATGAAGCGGATAGTGTCAAAGCCGCTGCCCACGTGCCTGCTGGATTATCCGCGACGCCGTCAACATAAGGAGTAGTTCCAGTCGACGAGTGATTAGTGTCGACCCATATTGCCCCATCAGCGTAGCCTACCGACTGTGAGACGTTCACAGCAGATGTTAGCAACATGTCTACACTTAAATTTGAAGGTGTAGTAGTTACTTTATGGATTCTAATAAACACTTTACCTAAATCAGACCCAGTACCTGTGTGCTTTGATAGTAATGCTATGTCTAAGGCTGTGTTGTCTGAACCATTTGTTCCCGAAATTGTTTTCTTATTTTCCCAAGCATCCCCTACGTGATCGTAGACAGCTATTATCATTTCGTCACTTGAACCTTGTACGAAACCAGCAAAATCTACAGAGGTGGCTTGCCTGTTACCTCCTACTGCATATCCATAAACAATATCAATATCATCATCACCGACATAGTCAATATCGTGGTATACAC